GCCCATTTAAATGTTCTTTGATCACTGTCAAGTTTAATTATACTTTCTTCAACAGCTCTTATAGCAAAGTTTCTAATTACAACATTTTCATCTTGTGCTAAACTAATAAAAAGTGCAGGGTTGTTTTTAGCAAATAACAATCCATCTCTTTTTAATTCTTTACTAGAAAGACTAGCAACACTTGAACCTAACTCAACTCTTAATATAGCTTCTAATTGATCTATATCCATTGTTTTAGCAGCATTCATCGCTTCTAGTTCTATTTCTAAATCTTCGTATTCATCAACAGCTTTAGCAACCGCATCGAACTCTTTGAATAAAACGCCATTATGCGGGTGTTTAGCTAAAAACTCTTGTAAGTTTCTTTGCTCTTTCTTAACCATTAAATGACCTTTTTCAAAGACAATATGTTTTAAAGTAGCTGAACCTTGTTGTTCATCTACAAATATGCTTTTTTGATTAGTAGCATATCTTAATTCTCTTTCATAACCTAAATCTTTATCAAACCAAACACAAGGATACCTTTTAGAGTGTCTAGATGTTATAGTATAGGTTAAAGGCATTTTACTACCTAATAGAAAGTAATTTCTATCTTTATATTCCCAAGTATCTTTTTTAACCTCTTGCTTGGGAGCAGGAGCTTTTTTTTCTTTTGTTTCCATAATATAATATAATATAATAATTAAAAAGACCCCGCCTAAGCGGGATCATTGTGTTGTTGTTAGTTTTCCTTAGTAACGTCTACTTGGTCAATAAGTTTAGATAACACTAAATCCATAGATGAACCAGATGTTCCATTAAGAATATTAATGCCATTTATAGTAGCATCAACATCTTCTTGTCTCATAAGATTGCTATTATCATATATTGATACTTTGATTCCAGTATTGTACTGAATTATTAATTCTCCGCTTCCGCCTTCATCTGTAACTTGTATGACATTTTCAGTTGGAATTATTCCAACTAAGCCGTTAGTCTTTTTATATTTTAAATAACCCATTTTTTTAATTTTTAGTTTGTTATAAAACTTCCACCAATAGAAGTTACAGGAGAACTTAATTCTTCTGTAAAAATACCTTCTCCTGAAGCTCCCTCTATTTTTAAAGCAGCATCAGTTATTTTATTTACATCTTCATCTGTAGGAGCCGAAGAAGATTGGCTAATATTAAGTATTGCACCAGTCGAATATTTTACGTTAATTTGGTTACCTTGATTACTTATATCTACTATACCCTCTGCTGGAAGTAAATCAAACTCACTACCTGATTTTTTTAATTTTACAAATCCCATGTTTTTTATTTTTAAATGTTAATAAAGTGGAGAGCGTTAACTCTCCACATTTACATAATAATTAAGCTCCTTTAAATAACACGAAGTTATTAGCAGCTTGAGTTACTAAACATCTTTCAGATAAGAAATTAACTCTCATAACGTCAAGATCAGAAGTATAAGCTCCACCTACAGATCCAGTGATCCAAGATTTCATCTTTCTATCTTCAGTTTCAGAAGCTCTATATCTTACGTGTAAGAAAGGTCGTCTGATATTTGATCCTAACATTTGATCATATACTGTAGTTGTTCCAGCAGGAATCATTACACCATCAATCTCATTAGATAAACCTCTAGTTGTAGCATCATTTAGATATTTCCAATCAGTTTTGTAAAAGTCATAAGAACCTCTTCTAAAACCTGAAAATCCAAAGTTTAATGCCATATCTCCATCATTGTCAAAAAGACCATAAGAAGCAGCTTGCTTAGAAGCATAAGCTCCGTTAACAGCAGCAATCATATCGTCAAAATCAAGAGCAGTAGCTCTAGATAAAAATAACATGTTCTCTTCAATAGCACCTTGCTTATCTAGTTGCTTAAGGATTTCATCAAAATCACCTAAAGCACCTGAGCCAGGAGCAGCAGCACCAGCAAATCCAGAATATATATTACCTCTATCTTCAATAGCAGCAAATAAACCTTCAGTACCTTTTATACCTTGTTGTGTACCAGGAACAGCACCAGTACCACCAAAAGGCTGGTTAGCAGTAGCCATTTTAACGCCTTCTACCATTGACATTTCAAGGTAATCTTCAAATCTTAATCTTGTTTCAGATTCAGCTTTTAGATACCATAAGTAACCAGATTGACCATCTTCAGTAGATACTTCAATCCAACCAATTTGAGCAACATCAGAACCACTTAATTCATAATTATCTTTAAGGATAATTGGAGAGTTAGTGAAAGTAGTAGCTTTAGGAGTAATAGCTCCAGCCATACCAACTGTTCCTTTTCCAAATTCAGAACCGTAAACAAATAAGCTATTATCAGTACTAATTAAAGGTGTACCTACTAAAGTATCTTTTTCGTAGCTAGTAGCTTCTAACTCGTTATCATTGGCTCCACCTACTGAAGTTACTAAAAGTTTAGCAGTAACTAATCCAGTAGCATTATCAGAAACTAAAATAGTATTACCAATTCTTACAGCAGCTGTATCTTGTCCCGTAGGTAAAGTTATTTCAACATTATAGTTAGGGTCAGCTCCATTTACAGAGATTTGAACACTATCATAAGCAATGTGTAATCTATTTTGTTCAGACCAAATAACTTGATCAGATGTCATTGGCATTTCAGCGCCAACCATTCTCAAGAAACCACCTAATGTTCGGTTTCCGTATCTTTCTACTTCAGCTTCGTAAAGCTCAGGTAGATATTGTTGTGCCCACGCATTAAATCCGCCAGCTGCATCTTGGAAATTAATATAGTTCCCCTCTACAGTGACTTTGTTAGGCATTGGAGTAATAGAAGCTGGAAAGCCTCCTCCGGATAATCCCATAATTTTTGTTTTTTAGTTGTTGTTGTTTTTTGTTTTTATTTTCAACTTAGAACTATCTGCGCCAGTGATTGCACGTACTTTTAATCCATTAATAAAAATATCACCATTAGCTTGTGGCCTAGGTTCATTTGTTATATTTTTAGATTTAGCCATCATATTCTTTACAGCATCGGCTTTACCTTGCTCATAGAAATGATTAGCAATAGTATCTGCATTTTCAGCAGCGTAAATAGCTTTGTGATAACCTACAGTATCAACAACTTCTCCCTCTTTGTTTAAGAACTTCTTAACAAACGTGTTTAAGTTTGACTGTTTTTCAGCGACATCATTAGCATTTGATATTTTATACCTAAACTTCTTTTCACCTAAATCAAAATCGAAACCTTCGAAATTATTAGTAAAAAACTCATTAGTTTTATTTTTAAATGACTCGTGATGCTTTTCAGCTATTTGTTGTTCTTTGTTGTATCTATTGAAAAAATCCATAGCTTTTTGTTGTTCCTGAGTAACGCCCGGTCTCAACTTGATCTCGTCGTAATATTTACTCTTGGTTTCTTCCAAAAAGTTTTTGGCTTTTGCAATTTCTTCTTTAAAAGCAAGTTTCTTTTTCTTTATGTCTCGCTCTTCGTCCATATCTTCATCATATGAAAAATTATCTTCCATTATGAAAGCTATTTCTTCTTGATTAAGATGTGACTTAGTATTTTTATAATATTCTTTTAGTAAGGCATTGTCGTCAATACTAGAGTAATCTCTATTTAATCTAACATAATCTTCAATATTACCACCTGTTTCTTCCATAAAAGAAACTAATTTTTCGATGTTTTCAGGTAATTGTTTACCTAAAACCTTTTCATCTCTTATAGCTTCTTTATATTCGTTCTCTACTTTTTTAGTTTCATCTTCTGTTATTTCTAATATAGGAGATTCTACTGTTTCAGCTTGGGTGGGCCGTACTTCTTCAACCACTTCTTTGCTACTTGTCTCGTCTTTCTTTTCTTCGACAACAGCATTGCTATCATTTGTTTCTTGTGTTTGAACGGCATCTTTTACTTCTTCTTTTATTTCTTCTTTAACTTCTTTTTCTTCTTTGTTAGCTAAATCTACTTTATATGTTTCGTTTGATTTAGTTTTTATAGAAGGCTTTTTAGCTTTAACCTTTAAAGGTTTTACTTCTTCTTTTTGTGACATAATATAATATAATAGTTAATAATAATTACTAGGTATTAACCTAGTAATGGGTTTTGTTGATTTTGTTCAAAATCAGTTGGTAATAAATCGTTTTTTCGTTGATCAATCATTTTGCTTTGTTGAGTAGCTTGAATCCTAGTTCTTTCGTCTTTACGATCTTCAATCATTTTTTCTTTTGCATCTATTTGCTGAGTTTCCATTTGTTTTAATTTCATATCAAACTGATACCTTAATTCTAACAACTGTCTATCAATCTCTGCTTTTTGTTGCATTTTATTAATCTCAAACTGAGACTTAGCTTGTTCAACTTGTACTTCTGTTTCTGCTAAAGCTTGTTGCTTTTGCATTTCAGCTAAAGCTGCTTTTTCACTAGACTCAGCATTTGCCTGAGCTTGTGCTTGTATATTAGCTTGTGCAGCTTGCTGGTCTCTTTTTTGTTTAGCTTTTCTTCTTTGCTTTAACATTTGATTAGCAAGCTTAATATTGTTAATCTCTCTTAAATCAATAGCATCTTCTAGATCAATACCACCAGTTTTTAAAGCTATTTGAATATTTTGCTCTAATACTTGCTTTTCTTCTTCATCAGGCTCTAGCTCTAGAAATATACCAAAGTCATGTATATTTAAATCAGACAACTCATCTAATGTAGCTACATTGTATCTTGATATACTATTCTCTAATGCTTGTCTAGTAAAT